ATCACTATGCAGTATCTGGTTCTGACATGGCTCAGATCGGATGGGTAGAAGTTGAAGGTGACAATGGCCCAGGTTTCTTGTGGTACCTAAAGTCTCAGCACGAGACCCGTCTTCGTTTCGAAGATTATCTTGAGACTGCAATGATCGAAGCTATCCCTGCCGCAGGTTCTGCTGCTGGATCTGCTAAGGTGTTGGGCTTCAAAGGATCTGAAGGTCTATTTGATGCAATCGGTAAGAGAGGTAACGTATGGTCAGGTGGTAACCCATCTACTTTGGATGATTTCGATAGCATCGTTTCTCGTCTTGACAAGCAAGGATCTATCGAGGAGAACGTAATCTTCTTGGATCGTCAGTTTGGATTCGACATTGACGATATGTTGGCAGCTCAAAACAGCTACGGAGCTGGAGGTACTTCTTACGGTCTATTTGACAACGATGAGAAGATGGCTCTTACTCTTGGTTTCACTGGCTTCCGTAGAGGTTATGACTTCTACAAGTCTGACTGGAAGTACTTGAACGACCCAACCATGCGTGGTGGTTTGAACCAAACTGCAGCTACTGCAACTGGTACTATCACAGGCTTGATGGTTCCTGCAGGTTCTACTTCAGTGTATGACCAAATCATGGGTAAGAACGCTAAGCGTCCATTCTTGCACGTACGTTACAGAGCTTCTGAAGCTGAAGACAGACGTTACAAGACTTGGATTACTGGTTCTGCTGGCGGTGCTGCTACTAGCGACCTTGATGCAATGGAGGTCAACTTCCTATCTGAGCGTTGTGTATGTACCTTGGGTGCAAACAACTTCGTATTGTTCAGATACGGATGATAAATAAATGGAGGGTGTCTTTAGGGACACTCTCCTTTTTTAAATTTTAATCAAATTAAATTCAATAACAAATGGCTAAGGTTATACCTGTAGACAAGGTCTACAAACTGAAGAACGGAAATCCACTTTCCTACACACTAGCATCAAGAAACCACCCTAGATTTCCTCTTATGTGGTTTGATGAAAAGAACAATGTCAATCGCGCTCTTAGATACGCAAGCAATCAGAAGTCTCCATTTGAAGACGAACAAGATGGCAACGCGATTATTGAACCGATTATTTTTGAAGATGGATTCCTAAGGGTCCCAAAAAACAATCCTGTACTCCAACAGTTCCTGCACTATCACCCATTAAATGGGCTTATCTTTACTGAGGTAGACAAGGAGAAGGAAGCGGCTGAAGAAGTCGATGACTTGAACCTAGAAGTTGAAGCATTGGTTGAAGCACGTCAATTAACTATTGAACAGCTTGAAACTCTTACTAGAGTAATGTTTGGCAAGGACCCATCAACGGTGTCTACAGCTGAATTGAAGCGTGATATCTTGGTATTTGCTAAGACTGACCCTAGAGAGTTCTTGAATATATTGAATGACCCTGAATTAAAATACCAAGCAAAAATCAGAATGTTCTTTGAGAACAAGCTATTGGTCTTGAGAAACAATGACAAGGAGATTTGGTTTAACACAGGGACCAACAAAAAGAAAATGATGTCAATCCCTTACGGTGAGGACCCTTATGAAATGGCTGGCGGGTTCCTACAGAGTGACGAAGGCATTGACGCATTAAGAATGTTGGAAGCTACATTAGCGTAAATGGTTGTAAATGGTTTGTTAACACTTGGAAATGAGGGCATTTTTTGTGCCCTCTTTTTTTATGTATATTTGTAAAAAGGCGAAAAAATGATAAACTCTGTTAGAAATACGGTGCTATCCGTTTTGAACAAGAACAACTACGGATACATATCTCCGTCAGACTTTAACTTGTTTGCCAAGCAAGCTCAGATGGAAATCTTTGAAGAGTATTTTTCTGAATACAATAAGGCTATTAATAATGAGAATGCTCGAACTTCAGGTACTGATTATGCTGACTTGCGTAAATCAATAGAAGAGGCGGTTGAAACATTTGCCACGACATCTACTCTTACTCAAGTGACTGCTGCTTCAAATAGATTTTATTTGCCATCGGTAACAACAACTGGATTTGATTACTTCATGATTAACAAAATCCTTTGCTATGACGCTGCTGGCGCTACTAGAGTATTCAAGGGTGAGGCAGAGAAGGTTACTCATGGCAAGATTACAATGCTAGTAAATTCAAACCTTACGGCACCTACAGAATTGTACCCAGCATATACGCAAGAGGGCAATGTGCTTACGGTTTATCCTGCAACTATCAATTTACCAAATGAGGTTGATGCCAATTACTTTAGGTATCCTAAAGACCCTAAATGGACATACATTACTTTGGCTAATGGTGAGCCTATATTTAATCAATCTCAACTTGACTACCAAGACTTTGAGGTCCCTCTTGAGGACGAGATAAAACTTGTTTCAAAGATTCTTCAATACGCTGGTATGTCTATTCGTGAGATTGAAGCGGTGCAGTTTGGTGGTAATGAAGAACAAAAACAATCACAATAATCATGGCATACATCAGTCAATATCAGTATTACGAAAATGGTGGCGTTGCTCCTGAGGATGCCAATTGGGGGTCTTATCAGTATGTGAGCCTTCAAGATGTTGTTAACAATTTCCTGTTAATGTATTCAGGCAATCACTCTTTGGTTAATAATGAAGAGCGATATAAAATTTTGTTTCATGCCAAAAGAGCAATACAAGAGCTAAACTACGATGCGTTTAAGGAAATAAAAGTTTTGGAGCTTACTGTTCCCGAGACTTTAAAATTTATTTTCCCATCAGACTATGTCAATTGGGTAAGGATATCTCTCTACAAGGATGGATGGCTAAGACCATTGTCTGAGAACATTCAGACACTATCTTCCAAGGCATACCTTCAGGACAATCAATACAAGATTCTGTTTGACCAAGAGGGCAATGCATTGTCTCCTGAGTATTCAAGTATTGACTTTGATAACATTACCAAAATCAAGAAGAGCATCTACCTAAATAAGGACAATCAGTTTGATGGAAGTGAAGGTTGGAACTACGATGGGATGTGGTATTTCGAAGGGAATATTGGTGCTGCTTATGGTTTAAATACAGAGACAGCAAACTTTAACCCTACCTTTAACATTGACCGCAAGGCTGGTGTAATTAATTTTGATTCACCAATGGCTGGGCAGCAGTGCATCTTAGAGTATGTGTCTGATGGTATGGAGCAAGGCGATAACTCAAAGATTACTGTCAATAAATTATTTGAAAGATACATTTATGCGTACATTCAGCATGAAATATTGAGCAGTAAACTGGGGGTGCAAGAGTACATTGTTGCTCGTTCTCGTAAGGAGAAATCAGCCTTACTGAGAAACGCTAAGATTAGAATCAGTAATATTCATCCGGGTAGACTCTTAATGAACTTGAGAGGCATGGACAAGCAAATAAAATAACATGGCGAATATTACACGCAATTTTATAGCAGGCAGGATGAACAAGTCGGTTGATGAGCGACTGCTTCCTGACGGTGAATACATTGACGCTATGAACGTACGGATGGGTTCAACTGAACAGTCCGAAATAGGCGTTATTGAAAACACAAAAGGAAACCTGCCTCTAACATCTTTAGCATATACTAATGGAACGCTTCTTAGCAACTCTGCTAAATGCATAGGGGCTATTGAGAACAGCGCTACAGAGACTATTTATTGGTTTGTGCACGACCCTGCGTTTCCTGTTGGGGCCACGGGTAAACTGGATATGATTGTTTCATTTAACGTGAACACGAATATCCTGACCTACCATGTAATCTCTATTAATGATGGTGGTGGTATCAATACCACATTGAACTTCAATCCGAACTACCTCATTACAGGGGTAGATATTTTGGACAACAAGCTCTTGTTTTTTACTGATGACTACAATGCTCCAAGAGTAATTAACGTCACTAAGAACTATCCTAATCCTGTGTCAAACATTGACGCAGTAAGCGCTGAGTCTTTGTTGGTAATTAAGAAGCCACCAGTAGCGGCACCGCAAGTACAGCCAATTGTCAACAATGGTCAAGAGAACTTTTTAGAGACTCGCTTTATTTGCTTTGCTTACAGATACCTCTCAATGGTCTGCTCCTGCGTTCGCTCCAAAGGCATTTAACTTTAGCATTGACAGCTTCCTCAACGAGGGGATGACTAACTTCTTTAACTCAGCGGTTATCACTTATAACACAGGCGGACCGCTTGTGGTTGGTATTGACCTTTTGTTTAAAAGAGCAGATGGCAATATTATTAGAGTAATTGAGAAGCTTGACAAACAAGTATTGGGACTGACCAATAATTCTGAACGAGAGTACACATTTACAAACAATAAAATATTTACCATTCTTTCTGAGTCAGAACTATT